CGTGGTGATGACATCGTCGAGATTCGCGTAGAGGAGATTGCCGAAGAGGAGGACGGTCTGTGGTGGACTATCCCGAAGGCAAAGACCAAGATTGCCAAGAACGACAACGCATCGGATCATCGAGTGCCGCTGGTGGGCCGTGCCGAAACGGTGGTGCGGCGTCGCATGGCAAATGCAAAGGATGGTTGGCTGTTTCCGTCAAGGGCGGGAGGTCCAACCGAGCAGAAGGCCGTTCAGGCTGCGGTCTGGAATCGCCAGCCGTACTGCAAATCTCGTCCTGAGTGGGAGCGATCGCGTTTGCCCGTGGCCCAATGGGCGCCGCACGATCTGCGGCGTACCGGGCGCACGATGCTAACTGCATTGGGGTGCCCGACAGACGTGGCCGAGTCGATCCTGGGTCACATGCTGCCGGGTGTGGAAGGGGTCTACAACCGCCACACGTATGACCGTGAAAGACGGGAGTGGTTAACGCGGCTTGATGCGCATCTGGAAGCGCTCGCGGCCGCCAAGTAGTCAGCGGTGGCCGGTGTTCGGTGGTGGCGGAAGGTCGGACACCGGACGTGTCTCCGCCCATGTCTGAACTTCACGCAGGAGCCACCCGACGCGGCGAGGCGAGATGATCCGCGGCTTGGGAAACTTCTCTTCACGCACCAATTGCTGCACTGTTGTTTCGGATAGCGAGACTGCCGCGGCAACAGACTGCAGATCGAGGTAGATGACGGTCTTTACTTGCATTGCTATTCAATATTCTTGGTTCGCTTTGAATCTTTTTGGGTGGCAGTCGGGGGGCTGAATCTCTCAAATGTTGGCTCGTTGCCCTGAATCGAACACCCAACACTTCACGGTCTCCGGCCGCTTGGGCAGGTGCAGGTGTTCGCGGTTGTGAAAGGCGCTGATGGCGCTGTTGACCGCGCGGATGTCTATGAATTTGCGCTGGCGTGAGGTCTTCAGCATGCGCTTGAGATCCTCGACGGTTGGCAGCTCGATACGGCGCTCGCCGGCGGCCTGTGCCATGTGCTGAAGGTTGATCGCAATCAGGCCGGCTCCGCGTGCGTGGTTGAGGATCGGGCGGTCGTCGTCGGCTGACTCGATGAAGTCGTATACCTCCCAAAACTGCTGGACATGCTTGTGGTCCGCGCTGATGGCCTGCTGACGCGCGGCGACCATGCGACCCAGTTCGGCCAGGCCGGCAGCGTGCTGCTCGTCGGTAAGCGGCAGGACGAGGCGAAGCGCGTCGAGCATCGCCATGATTTGGGCGTGGTTCTTCGCCAGGCGCACCGTCTTCACATCGGGGCGCTCCAACAGGGCGTTCTCATGCTGAGACACGCGGGCGTCGAATGTCTCCAACACCTGCTTCTCCGCCATGACGGCCGCCAGCAGAAAGCCGGACACGTCCTCGATGGCGATGCGCTCCAGGGCCTCGGCGGAGGCGCGTGTTGCCGGCGTCTGTGCCGACCGGTCGCAGTAGATGTGCACGATGCGCTGAAGCACTGCGTCGCTCGCGCTCACTTCGGCGTTCTGGCTGATGACGATGGCACCCCTGAAGGGCGGTTCGTAGGTTTCGTTCCCGCCATTCTTGACGCCGCGTGCGCGGGTGCTGCGCCCGTTGTAGGCGGTCTTGAGTTCGTCCCAATCGAAGCCGCGTTGTTTGGCTCCTTCCTCGCCGCGGTCTGCCTCGATCAACACCACCGGGAGATTGGACACCTGCGCGAAGTTCCGGGCGCGCGCCGCCAGGGACGATTTGCTCGGGTCGAAACCCTCGTAGTCGCGCCGACCGCATAGCTTCCACAGGAATTCGATCAGCGTGGTTTTGCCAGCGCCGGGCTCGCCCACCAGCTCCAGGAACGGATAGCTCTTCTGTGACTGGCGGATCTGCTCCGCGAACAAGCTGCCGAACCAGAAGGCGAGCGCCACCAGCCCCTTGGGGCCAAAGGCTTGCCACAAGAGGGGCAGCCAGTCGGCCGGCACGGCCTTGCTATCGGTGCTGAGGGTCAGGCTAGCCGACTGGCTGATCGTCTTGATGGCAAGTTTGCCGATGTCGAAAAAGTCCTCGTCATTGAGGCGGTACAGCCGGCCGTCCTTGATGGCGACGTCACCGTAGACGTAACAGCCATGCTCCTTGCTGTAGCCGATGTAGTCGATGGTCTGCACGGTCGGGATGCGCGCGAGCTGGCGCGCAAGGTAGCCGTCGAGCTGCGCACCCGTGCCGGTGTACATGGCGCCGGGCGCGACGCCCAACAGGCGCTTCTTGAACTCGCTGCTGCTGGCGATTTGCGCACTGGTGAAGGTTGCCTTGATCGGCTCGCCGTCATGCGGAAAGGCCACGCGGAAGTAGTACCAGGCCTCGTCGGTTTGCGGGCTGGCCTGATAGTAGAGCGCGGTGGGTTGGCAGTTGGCGACCATCTGCACCACGCCCGCGCGCAGCACGGCGTGCTCGCGTACTTCGTCGTCGGGCATGTCCGGATGGGCTTCGCGCACCGCAGCGGTTTCGCGCTGGAAGGCGTCCAGCTCCAGCTTGAACCAGTATGACCGGTTCCGGTAGTCGAACGGGAATTGCGCGTCGCCCGTTCGATGGTAGACCAAGCGGGCTTTCTCGGACGGGCTGGCGGCGGTGAACAGGTCGCCCAGGTAACGGTACTCCTCCACGTGCTGCGCTGACAGCCGGTCACGCTGGTGCAGCTCGTTCCAATCCATTTTGACCTTGCCCTGCTGCTTGGGCAGCGCGGCCGATGCGGTCCAGTTGTCCGCGCGTGCGCGCTCAATGTGCTGGGCCATGTAGCGGCGCCCCGCACGATCATCATCGAGCGCCCACACAAGACGCGGGCGGGGCCGGCCGGCAGTCGCGCATTGCTCCGCCAACGCGGCCAGCGCAGCACGCGGATAGTTGACGCACGAAAGCAGGGCCACGGCGGCAATACCGTGATGCATGAGCGCGATGGCATCGAAGATGCCTTCCACCAGCCACAGCTCGGCTGCATCGGCTGGCAGATTGGGCGGCTGCCACCAGGTGCCGCCGTACTGCCCGTGAAAGGTCGCTTTGCGGTCGCCGAACCGCTCAGGCTGGTCGATGATGCGCTCCCAATACGCACCGCCCGCGAGCGGAAAGCGGACTGTGGCGCTGCCAATCTTCAGTTCATGACTGTAGTAGCTCTCTTGCACGTACCAGCCGGCAAGGCGTGCCAGGTCGAAGCCTCGGGCGTCGCGCAGGTAGGCATCTGCTGCTGCATTGGGCGCTTCGGGGGAGCGCACAAACCGATCGCTCCACGAAGCGAACAGTTCGGGATACAGCTCTTTGACGTGCAGCTCGGATGCGCATTTGTTGAGGCGGTTGCAGCGGACGACCCAGGGTGCCTCGGAGAAGGCCCACAGCGAGCGCTTGCCGCACGACGGGCATGTGCCTGCCTCCAGCTTGTTGTTGCGCTCCTTGAAGCTGTAATCGCGCACCAGGCGCAAAGCGATGTCGCCAGCGAGGGTAGGGTTCATGTTACTGCGCGGCCTCCCACTCCTGGCCGTTCCAGCGTGCAAAGCGGATCAACTGCTGGTGGTAGTAGTCGCCGCCCTGGATGTTCCAGAGAGGAACCGGGACGCCACGCATCCAACGCCGGATGATTTCGCGGCCGATGTGCTCCACCGCGACGCAGGCGTCGTGGTTGTCATTCGTGGCGGGGTTGGTCTGCGCGATGTACCAGAGGGCGGCGAGGTAGTCGTCGGTGCAGCCTTGCAAGGTGCTGGTGTCGATGTTGAAGGCGATCGTTGTTTTCATTGTTGTCGGGTGTAAAGGTCAGTCGTCCAGGTCACCGGCGGCGCGGCGCTTGAAGTCGATGGTGGGTGGATTCGAGCGGCGCCGGCGCAGCGGAGCCAATGCCCCGGCGGCGAGCACGACGGCCCTGCGCAGCGCCGGCGGCATAGCGTCGTATGGCGTGACCAGGCGCAAAAAACGGTGGGTCCAACGCACGTCCGCTTCAGTGATGTCGGGCCTATCCATAGCGGCGGCTCCGATTGAAGAAGCCGAGCCATACGCCGTGGCCGTAGCACAGCGTGAAGAACAGGCTGGCAGTGAACATCCCAGCCTCGCCGGTCACGTGCGTCAGGTACAGCCAGGCCGGTTGGCCGAGCAGGCCGACGAGCGCGCCCCACCGCTGGGTGCGAGCGCCATAGTTCATCAGTGCCACCGATACCAGGGCGGACAGCAGCATCCAGAGATTCACCAGGGCGAGCATTACGCGACCGCTCCAGCAGGACGCGCACAAAACGTTACGACTTCACCAGCGGCGAGGGATTGGCAGCCGTTCTCGATGTGGAGCAGGAGGCAGATGTTGCTGCCGTCCCAGGTCGTCACGCGAAGCATCTGCGTGGCAAAGACGTACCCGGGTCCATCGTCATCGGCTGGCAGCTTGTGGAACTGCACCGGCTCGACCTTCAGTCCGGTGACTTTGCTAAATGAGGTGTTGATGAATGCCATGAGTGGCTCCTTTTTTTAGGCAAAAAAAATCCCCTCGCGCCGGGTAAGGCGCGAAAACAAACGCGAGGGGAAGGGGGTTAGGGGGCTACGTCGTCAGCCGGTCAGCAAGTCGAGCTGGCGCGGGTTGGTGGGTAGCAGGCGGGTCCGGCCGACCGGGAGGTAGGCCTGGGGATTGGGGATCATGGACGGCGCGACGATGCGGACCTGCGAGACGATGGCCACGCACGTGTACGCACAGACGACATTAGGACACTGGACGTACAGCTCGCGCGAAAGCAGCGATACGGCACGGCTGGTGCGGATATGCATGCGCGTGTCGCAATGCGGGCAAACGAGTTTCATTGAGAAGGATCCTCCGCGTGGGTGCCTGGACGGCGGGATCGATGGGCCGGGGCGCGGAGTGGTCAACCCTGAGGGGATTCGAGAGCAGCGAGGCCGGACGCCTCCATGCCTTTGATGAGCATGAGGCGGACCATGCTGGAAACGGAACGGTTCTCCTCCAACGCCTGGGCTTCAAGCGCGGCAAGCTCGTGCGGCATCAGCCGAGTGCTGACAGTGCGCGTCGTCAGCATGCCGCGTCGTGCGGGGGAGACAGGGGGTTTCGCGATAGCCATGTCGATATACTTGAGTGGATCAATGAGACAGTGCCTAGTATATGCACCGAACGGTTTAATTTCAACACAATAAATGGATCAAATGGAATCGCTAGGGGAACGTCTCGCCGAGGAACGCAAGCGCAAGGAGCTGAACCAGACTGAGTTCGGCGCGCTGGGTGGCGTGACAGTGAAGACGCAAGTGCTCTACGAAAAATCCGAGCGGGTGCCGGACGCCAACTACCTCACTGCACTGGCCGATAGCGGTGTCGATGTGCTGTACGTGCTGACAGGCAAACACTCTGCGGCTGAGCTGGCACCCGACGAAGAGATGGTCCTAATGGGTTACCGCAGGCTCGATGCGCGGGGGCGCGCGGGCGTGCTGGCGCTGATTGGCGGTATCCAGCCGCAAACGGAAACGAAGGGGAAGACGCGCAACGAGATGGTGTTCCACGGCGCGGTTGGCGATGTCAAGAACGTCAGCGGCGACTACCACGAGACCCGCCACCAGACGGTCAAAGCGGGTAGCGGCAAGAAGAAGCGTGGAGACAAGGACAGCTAGCCATTGTTCCCGGACCTCGCCCCTCCTCTTGTGGGGCTAGCAGACTGTGTGTCGCGTGTCGTAGAGTGCCGCGCGTCTCCACACCAGCGGCGAAAAATAAAAAAAGGGGCCGCCAAGTAGAAGTATGAAGTCACGTTTTGAATTTCACGGCGAAGTCAAAAAGGTCATCAACGGAACCACGATCTTCCTCGCGCCGCGAACCATTCGAGACACAGCAGCACCCCCAACCGAATCGCGGGGCCGGCGCAAGAAACGCCAGCAACCCGCATTTCCTCAGCGTTGGAAGATGATTGCCCTAGCCTCGGTCACCAGTGCAGCGGCTGCCGCGCTGATAACGAGTTGGACGCTTGCAGACGCGCCGCTGTCCGACTGCGAATGGGACGGCCACACGTACTCGGTCGGCGCTGTCATGCACGCCTACGAGTCGGCTACGTTCGAATGCGTGCTCGATCCGACTGAGCACCGCCATCCGTATTGGGTACCCGGGACCTAAGCGTAAAGCCATCCCACACACTAGCCTCTAGGGGCTGCTCCCTTGACTGCCCGAGAGTGCGTCTCCGTCAGGCACATGCCCCGACGAGATGCCGCGCAACCCACTCCGCGACCGGCGGACAGACGGCGTTTCCGGCACCCTGAGCCTCTGCAAAGTTGGCCTCATCCAGTCCCTTGCAAAGCCCATGATGCTCAAGCGCTCGGCTCCGCTCAGCCATCGCACCCCATCCGTCTTCGACAGCGACCAGACCTGAGCCGCTGATGCAGATTTGGCTGGTAGCCTTGCCGGCAAGAATGGTAGGGTAAGCCCATCGCGCCAGGTCGATCCTGTCTTGTTTTTGTTCCTCCACCTGCGTGCGAGGAAGCTCGTCCACTGGTCCGGCGTCAGCCAGCAAGTCGAAGGGGGGATGACATCCCAGACCGGCGACCATGAAAACGCGACGGCGCTTCGTGGGGACTCCGAAATACTGAGCATTAAGCACCCGCCAGAATCCCAGATACCCGCATTCGGCAAGGGTCCCGATGACTGCCGCAAAGTCTTCGCCATCGTTGCAAGAGAGCAGCCCCGTGACGTTTTCAAGGACCAGCCAGCGAGGCCGCAGCTCGTTGATGATGCGGACCACTTCATAGAAGAGGCCGCTGCGCTCGCCGGCGAGGCCGGCCCGCTTTCCCATGGTGCTGAGGTCTTGGCAAGGGAAGCCTCCGACGATGACATCGACGGCACTGAGGTTGTGCCGGCCGCAGGCGCGCACGTCATCGAAGCGCTGGGCGTGGGGGAAGCGATCTGCGAGCACGGCGCGGCGGATGGGGTCGATTTCGACCTGCCAGGCGGTGCGGAAGCCGGCGCGTTCGAAACCGAGGTCGAAGCCGCCAATGCCGGCGAAGAGACTGCCGACCGTGGGGCTACCGGTGTTGCGTTGTGGGTCGTGGTTGGCATACATGAGCGTCCTGAAGGTTTGACGCTCGGGGGCGTTCCGGGGCGGGGCTCGTGGCCCGCAAGGTGTTGATGGCCCGGCAGCGCGGGCACTTGATGACGAGGCGCGTGTACTCGCCTTCGCCCAATTTGCGGCGGCATCCACCGCAACGAATGTCCTGCATGAAGTATCCGGGTCTTGCGTGCGATCAGTCGGCAGGATGCCGCGTACGCGCGCGCAAAGCACCACCGGCCTGTTGTCGATGCCCCCGCCACAACACGGCGCCCCGTCTGGCCCGTCACCCGGCGGCCGTACCCGATTCTTCCAGCTTCTCCGGCTGGATCTCCAACTCCAGCGAGCTGGTATAGCCGCGATCATTCAGGTTGTGCGTCACCTTGCCGACGCTCCACTGCGTGTTGTCGATGTCCTTCTTCCACCCGCTCACGCTCGCATGCAGTGAGGGGAACAGGTCCGGCCGGCCGCGCGCGAGCGTGATGGTGAAGGTCGCGACGCCACGTTGAATCTTGCGCCACTCGGCGCGCGCCGCGCGCTCGGCGTTGGCCTTCGACGCATAGGTGTGGCGCAGCACGCGCGCGTTATCCGGGTTCGGCTGCGCGGCCACCGTCGCGGCCTTCTTCTTCGACTTCTTGACCTTGCCGTCCTGCTTCTCTTTCGTGACGACGGCGTTGGAAGCGTCGACCACCACTTCGCCGCGCGTGCCGGCGCGGGTGTCCTGGTAGTACGCCTTCACGCCGTTGTAGTTGTCCCGATCAGCAACCAGGAATGTATGTGTGTCGCCCGCGGCGCGGGTGATGG